GATAAAAAAACATTCCAAAAAATGTGAAAGACTTACAAACACGCGCATCGTATCCCTTATCGCCAAAAGGATTTATTGTTTTTATAATACTTGAAACGTATGCCCCACCCGATTCGATAATACCCACGCCGCTCGGATAACTTGTGGGCTTCCCTAGCGCTTTAAAAACACACACGCGACGTTCTAGCACGTGCACCCGCTCCCCAGCTGCTAAGGAGATTTGTCATTTATGTAATATCCAAAGCGTGTGTTGCACTAGCCCAGACGGTACCCGCGTCGTGCAACCAGATTACGGGTCTCCCCTATTGCATAATTGACACATGTCTCGCGCTCTCTAACTGCTGTCAAAAAGTCGCTTAACATAGCAATGTCCTGCTTAAGTCCCAAAGTCCTGTTCAGATCAGCCCCCTGGATGTCGTACTCCAAACGTATTATACGCATAATTAATCCACGGACCATGTTTCTCACTAGTCGATCCTGCACATCCAGAGTAACCGCAATCATTGCGTCAGGATGAGTTTTTCTAAGATATGACTCTCGGTCGTTCCCTTAACGCAGGCAGTGGCCCTCCAGTTAAAATGCAGACGCAGGCGATGGCCCTCCAATAGAAACGCAGACGCAGGCGACGGCCCTCCAGTGACAATACAAGTGCAGGCGATGGCCCTCCAATAAAAGTACAAATGCAGGCGATGGCCCTCCAATTTAACCACAATTGTACACGCTAGCGACCTCGTATCTCATTCTTCCTGCACATCACTCAGTGCCATTGTGTTGATGGCTGTGCAACATCCAACTATACGGGGTGCCATTTTCTCCCATAGATAGGCCACATGGCTGTCATCCGCAGTCACCGTAACCCCTCCGCGTGACCCTGATGGCGGAGCGTCCTGCAGCCATTCCAAGTTTCCGTACTGTTGATGCCCCACATTAGCCCAGATCCTCTCCAATACTAGAGCAAGCCGCAGGTACATTAGGCCTTGAGCGTGCTGCGTCCTGTCGCGATGCTTTGTCTTTTTCATGCATCCATCTTGGATCGCCGCTAGAGCTACTGGCAAAGATGTTTCGAAGCAGAGTCCCCCGGTCATGTCTCCCATTGCCTCCCTCATGCATGAGACTGGATCGGCGGCTTTCGCGTAGACAGCTGGCTGCAAATTGACCGAGTAATTTTTCCCAACGGTGCGTGCGGCTCTTAGAGAATTTCGGAATTGGATGATTACTGGGGCGCTTTGGAGAGTTGTGGGGACCCTGGATGATCCTAGATACACGGTAGGGGTACTCCCCTTTGCGGCTAGCCAGGAGACGATTGATTCTAGCTCGATTGTTGTCGGGAAGAGTCGCCACAGGACAACTCCCTCATACCCGGCGAGAGTCAGGGGCATTAGGACTTCCGGTCCATGCCGGATGGATGACGACTCGATATCAAGTACGACTGTCTGAAACCGTTGCTCCGAGATGGCCTGTTGACCGGCTTCACCATACCAGTCTCCATTTGAATTCCACATTGCCGCCGAGAGTACCGCCGTGTTGAGGTCTGTGATATCTCCTGGCTTCCATCCTGTGCGTGCTGTGCGTTCTGGCGGGATTGTCTTTGCAAGATCCAGTCCGAAAGATGGAAGTCGTAAGTGAGCGCACGTCCATTGTACTCCGCCGGACCCAGTACCAACGACTAGTACAGGGCCTTTGCATCCACTCAGAATTGGCGCCCAGAGGGCAGGGACTGTGGACCTTCGACCAATGATCCGAAGTAACCTGTCTCTCGGATGTGGTGGTACCCCGTCGCACGGACCCATTGTGGGCGCACGGATGATTGAATCATAACCAGGAACCAGACAGGCAGCATTAGGATTGTCAATGGGTTCTAGAAATTGCTGCTTGAGAACATCTGATCCCGTGGCTCTGGGACGATACCGACGCATTCTGCGCCATGCTTGCGCCATATCGTAGGGCACAACCTTGGGAGCGGACACAAAATCTAAAGGTTCCCTGGTCTCAGGTCCTAGTAAAGTGTGCACGAAGCGATAAAAGACACGAATGCCTTCGCCAGACGTTATCCCGATTGCCAAAGGCCCACTATCCCCTAAGCGTTTCCACGTAGTGCGAATGGCCTGCTTCAGGATGCCTAGTGCGTGAGTATCCGACCGGAGCAGGGCGCACCACGCAGTGACACTCATTTGGAGTCTGGCCAATAGATGGGGTGGCGCGCCTTGCGCACTGTGCGGAAATTGAGCGGAATCCCACGCTCTCACGCACTCCGCTGGTACCCGGACCCGTGCTCGACATTCACTTGAGAGTATGCGACGCAATCGGTCGACACCGGCGCGGTATCCTGCGGGTCCTGGATTCTCTCGACCGATCCCAAGCGCGGATAAACACTCCCCTTGCATTCCTGGATGCGTGAGAACGGGGTAGGCGCTTGCTGCTAGAGATGCTGCGAGATTGTCGCACAGGACCTGATCGTTGTGCCGCCATTTCTCCTCCTCTGTAAACCAGGTCATGTGCCAGATAAAGAGTAGCACGCATGATCTTGTCAGAGATTCCAGCACAGTATCTGCACCACATGCCAGAGAACCTGCAACGTCCACCTGCGAAATCAATCGTATGTCGCCCAGTTCTGCAGCAGCTCGTGCCGATTGAGAGCAGGTACCGTGGAGTGTGAATAATCCGGTCATAAGCCCAACACGCGAGATCCGCTGATCGTAGGCCATCCCTAACTTGGCGGCGACACGGAGGATTTTAACCGATGGGATGTGGCATAGTAGGTTGTGACGTAGGGGGGGCATTTCTGGAGGTTTGACATCACAGTTGCGGTCTGCGTTTGGCAGTTCTGGGTAATGACTCGCATCGAGGGAGATGCGGAACACACGTTGCACTTTCCCTGATCTGGCCGCACCTACAGCGCAGCTCGTTGCACACGACATGAACGACTGGATGGGTACAGGGAAATCATGAGTCGAACCGGAGATCCCTGGGATATCATCGGTATCAATAGACATCCATCCTCGCGGCCCCGGATTCCCGACGGGAGAGATGGCACGCGTGCCTTGCATACTCTCGTATCGATGCCCTGGAGTTCCACTGGACGTGTGAGGGAATAATTCCAGTACTTCGGCAAGCGTAAGATCAGTGCGTGATGAGATTATCGCTTTATACACGTGCTCCACGCTCGGTGTGATGATGCCCGCAGTCATGCTGAGGACCATTTTTGCAAGATCGACAGTTCCAGGTGTGGTTTCAATCTGATACTTTTCAGTGGATCGACGTTCCAATGTTTTCGATCCTAGATATGGTGGGCAGGGGCCAGTCTTTGTAAGATCGTACTCGGCTCGTGTGACAGTTTGGACGCCCCGCCCAGACGTAGCCAGTACTGTATAATCTAAGGGCTGGGCCACGCTCGCTCCCACGATTCCTCCTGGTCCGAGGTTCCACCTTTTCCGGAGTCGTTCTGCGATATCGTACGAGAAACCCTGCCACGAGTATCCAGAGAATGTGCCGGCCGCCGCGGTATGTAAGTTGACAGACTTTGTCCGCCTGAAAGATGCCCCCACCGCAACGGCGATAGTCTCGAAAGGTGCTAGCTTGAGAAGAGTCCCAGCGGCAGTGAATTTCTTGGCTACCTTCTCTGCCCGGCCGACAACCGATGCGGAAATCATGTCCTCCACCATAGCGGGGATGAAAGGGGAAATGCTACCTATTGCCATCAACAGATCTGTTTTTCCTCCTGCCGTAATATTGGCAAGTTCGCACACGTCTCGGTTTCGCACACCACAGAGGTACTGGAGAGTAAAGTCGTGCATGACCGAGGCACCAGAGCGAGCCGTCAAGAGTGGTAATCCGTACGGATTGAGGACTAGTTGTCGCCGGTGTGGTTCAGTGACATATGGGTCCGGGCTATCTAGATAAGCCATGTACTGCCTCACGCGTTCTAATCCTGAGTAGCACCGAATACTAGCTATTGCGTGTGATAGAGGATCGGGGTCGCCTTTGTAAATGTACGCTCCCAGGGGAACAATTGGCAAGCCACCGAGAACACTGGGAACTATCCAGGATGTGTGCTCTCTCGAAAGGGCTCCTGCTTCGACGTTTTCCGAATCTGTATATGGACCTTGGCCATGCAACATGAGCTTGCAGTGGGCATAGAAATGAATAGCTCCTAATGCGTTCAAGAGAAGTGGCTGTGGTGCATTTAGAGAAGCGGTATACGCACTAGAGGCGATTCCACCAAGATCATCCTCGAGAGACTCTAGCGCATCTGATGATCCGTGCGTAATACGAGAGGCTTGTTTGACACACTGAGGTATTAACCGCCCGTTCACGTAGAAATTCTTCGAATACGTGAGCACGGAGAAAGATCCAAGGAACTCTACGGGCTTGCAAACATGATTGAGCTCGGCTGTCCCCAATTCGATATCCTCCTCTATGTCAGTGGCGTGCCATCCTCTATCTGCCTCTGGGATGGAGATCATGTCTATTACAAGTGTTTGATTATCGCCTTGGCCCAAGAGTGTGAATGGCAACTTATGTCGATAAAGACATCTATAGATCATGACTTCTGTGATAACAGTCCAGAATCTCTGCTCGATACCCTCTTTTCCAGACTCATCATTATGCCACAACATGTCATTGTCGTCCACTCGATCTACCGGATACCGCATCTGCTCAAGTGCTAAATTTCGCGTATCCCTATGGCTCACGCAGAACTCTGCACCTGATAGGAACCGATGGGACCCTCCAAAGAGGTTTGTTACTCCGGCCATGCGGTCCATGAGATATCCAAACGGACGGGTCAAGAACTGCCGGAACTTCAGATTCCACGATGAGAGGTCGAGCTCCAGTTTGTATTTTCCTTCTCCATGGGTGGATCGATGGAGAGTCTCACTGAGTTCTTGTCCAGACATCGCCATGCTTGTATACGGAATCACAGGGAAGAAGAGCTCCTTGACGTTCTCTTGAATAATTGATAAGGCTCTGCGGATCATGTCTGGGAGAACAACGAACATCCGCGCTTTCCACTTGTGCTCCAACTCTTTTGGAACTAATCGGCAACGGCGCCACTCGTCTGGCCAGATCTCCTGTGCGAAGGCTTCAATGTCCGCCTTAGTGTCGATCCGTTCCGTGTTCAGGACTTTTGCAACCAATCGCTTGATAGTTACTTCGGACAGACTGCCGATGTAGAATTCCCGAGCCATTGATCGAGGCTCCAGTGTACTTTTGTCTGCGATTAGCGATAGGTAATCCTCATGGTACATAAATTGAAACATATCGTGCATCTCCGCGTGACGCCAATCCTGGAGGGGGTACGACCCGTCCTGCAAGTCCAGGAATTTCGCATGTGCTAAACGCTCTAATTTTGTCCCAGCTCTCGAGAATGTTATAGGCGGGTAATCAGAACGGATCTTAACATAGTTCTTCAGGACTAAGTGCTGAAAGAGGAGAAGAGTTTCTTCCACTGCGTAGGGAGCAGAGGTATCTTCTTCAGCCCCTGTGGCTCGTGCGTTAGCGCCTGAGATTTCAACATCGATGACAGGGTACCCGAAGGTTGCCGCAAGACCACTCATCTCTGCACATTCATCAACTGAATCACCCATTTTGCACAGTTGGATCAGCTCCTCGGTTTCCAGAGTGGCATTTTGCTCCTCCGCCTTCTGCCGGTACTTTGTGGCCATCTTCTCAAACGAGCTAGGGCCATACCCATGGTGACCTCCGGAAATATCACTAGCGTATGTCTTGCACAGTGCTTCTGGACCTTTTGCTATGTCATGACCGGTCTCGCCACACCTGATAATAATTCGTCGCTGTACGTCTATCAATAATGAGTACCAGGACGCGAGATGTGGTAAATCAGGTCGTGTGATGTCGCAGGCCATCATCGTTTTCGCTTGTAATTCCATAGAATGCAGACACATCATCAGTGCGGATATCGGAGCCACATACACGATGGGCACTCCTGTCTGATGGAAACACCATCCGCTGGCCGTGAGAAGGATCTGTGTAGTCCGATCGGTCAAAGCTTCGGTAGCAAAGCTTGACTCCTGGAACTGGCGGCGCAGTCGTTGATATTTTCCTTGAAGTAGTTGCCACCGGGACCATAACCGGCATGATTCGTCGGAGAGATGTGGCATGTCTGGAACACAGTATCCCTTATTCTTTAGGCTTCGGGACGCAGAAAGGTGCAATTCGCCGGCCATAGTTGTCGCAGCTTTTATGATGTTATATCGATCTTTCATTGGGCCCGCCATAAAACGACGCAGGAAGATTTGGAGGCCAGGACTGTATGCCATACGAATATCAGAACCCGGAAAACGTTCGCGGATGACCTCCATAAGAATTGCTTGCCCACGGGTATTTGCACCGGTCCGGAGTCGCGGATGGATGATATTATCCCGCGCAGCAACCAATTTGTGGTACTCAGTCATAGAGATCACCATGTTGTAACGTCTGGGTAGCGGAGGTGGACCTTTGGATGCCCCAGCATCTGCCTCTTCTCCCATGCCTTCTCGGGCCATCTGCTCTATAAAAACATTTTCTTCGGCGTAGTCGATGAAGTCATCCGGCATTTCCATGGCTTGATATTTGTAGGGAGGCTGGTAGAGAAGTTTTTATAATATGACTCTTTGTCAAAATCTTTACCTTTTGAAAGAGAAGGACGGCGCCTGACTCATTCACCTTCGTAGGCAGGGACCATAACCCTGGTCACGGGTCCTAAACACTGACGACGACGGGCTGCAGATAGTATAGACGCAATCCACCATGGACTACTTCCACGGACGCGAGGGATGCGTGCGGCATTCTGCACTAACAGATCAATGATGGGCCCGTACGGAGCCAGTCCTTGTGCATATTCGGCTGCATGCAGGCGTAGGTATAGACCTAGAGACTCTACTGCTCCGATTGGTTGCAACACACGCGTCAGGGTTCGGGTAAGTTCACGGACGTAATTATCAGATCCTGGGAGACTGCGTGCACCGAAAACTAATCCCCACGCGGTTATTCGCACCCAAGGGTCAACGTGCAGCGATGCAACCGGGATGACCAGGATTGCACCAGGACTAAAACCTTCCAAAGGGGTTGGCTCATCTGGCGCGGACACAAGATCCCGATTGAGGTTAAGGTCACCATACGTCCCTTCGATAAGGATGGATAGCGCGTCATGTAGGGACCCGCACGCTCCAGTGCAATCGCCTGACAACATACGTGCCATATGATCATCGAGGAGCGCGGTGACTACCCGAGTAAGAGCCGTATGGTCGCCCTGGGGTGTTTTTGTGAGATCTGTGAGAGTAGGCATGGTGATCGTAAGTTTTATTATGACTCTTCCTCACCATCCTTTTGTCAATACTAGAAGAGACTCGGTCTTTGTCACCTCATCCTAGACGGTACCCTTTCTTGGACGGAGGACTGGCGTAGGTTACTGATCTTTGGGGGGTGGCAAGTGGAGGACTGGTGTAGGGATCCACAGGAACTGGGACTTGAGCTCGCCAGGTATTGACCTGACTCCGTAATTGAGCGACTTCAGCACGCATCCTAGTCTCACTAGCAGCGGCTTCACTACGAGCAGTCATGCCTATAATATATCTGGTAGATCGACGGTCAGCTTCGAGTGCTTGTTCCATGGCGGATAGGCGCGCGTCCAATTCAGTAATCTCCTCAACCACGGTTACAAGAGATCCCAACGTTAAGGGCTTCGACTCGTCCGCAACAATTTCCAATGCCTCTCTAAGGCGAGTTCGGAATCTCTCTCGCGATACTTGACCAATCTTGATAGGGCCTGCAACTGGTTTCTCTTCTGGATCCCTATCAATATCTGCAGAGCGTCGGAACTCTTCAGGATCATGGAAAGACCCTCGGGACGAGTCAGAGCGGCTGGACGAGATCTCTGCGCGTTCGCGAAAACCAGGCCCGATGAATCGCAAGGGAGACACAGGGCGAGATGCTGCATCGGCCAGATCCGGCGCCAAATCTGGTGATCCATCTGGATTAGCTAGTTCGGGCATAGGCATGATGCGGCGGCCCAGGGCCTCACTTGTATCGCTAACTGCGTCATCGTGTTCCAGAGGGGCAATCGGATCTGCAGGGTCTAGTTCAGCGGCTGACCAGGTGGACTCGACCTGCATTTTAGGCTGCGGGTACCCAATCATTGTGTCAACACCTTGGATAGGCAGGTGTGCTAACGTGAGCAAGAGAGGCCGGTATACCGACTCGAGATCCGCTTCAAGATGAGTAGGTAGGGTTGGCATTGTTGTGGCAGTTTTTGTAAGATGACTCTTTCTTCGCCCTTTACCCCATACTCAAGACCCACTCAGCGGTAGATCATCAGAAACTGGCACTTATCACAATGCGGGGAGCTCAAGTCCGAGTTCATGGCATGCGGCGACAAATGCGTTCTTCACGTCCTCGGGCACGACTCTCCCCGCGCCAAAGTTCCTCATCCCCTTACCATTCTGGAAGCTTGACTGAACGATGTCACGGGCTAGAAGCGTCAATAGCGAGTAATCGTCGCGAGCGGCGATTGGGTTTGTTGGCCCATAGATTGCTCCGTAATAGGCACGGACGGGCGATTGGCATGCACTGTAAGCATTCCAATGCTCTTGGAAAGCCGGCACCTGGGCACGGAGGCGCGCCACTCGCTGAACTGCGGCACCGTACCCGAGGATCAGCTGACGGGATAGTTTTAGGCCGCCAAAACCCTGATCACGCCAAAGGGACGCTTGCGAAGCCATCGCTGCCTGCTGGGAGTTGACAGATCGTGTTGTTGCCCATGAGACGAGGCATTGGGCCATTGGAATCCTGGCACGACGATCTTGTTGAAGAGAATTGTTAACCACGACGAGGCTAGCAATGGACGGGAGGAGGTGACTCGGATAGGCAGCCAGTCCTGCTCCACGTGCGGCAGCGAGGGGGCGGGAAGCTGTGAACGCTGTTTGGTTGATCTGGGTTGGCGCCTTGACCACACAGTATGCGCACAGGGCGAATAATGCAGTCGCCTCACGAACAGTAACAGGCGTAAGGGAAAAGCTTGTCCATCTGTTGTCCGCCGGAAGAGTACCGAGTGCCACTAGGAGCCCAGCTGCATCCGCAATGAGAGCGCCGTTGGCATCAACTCGCTGCCCATAGAGGCGGAATGCAGCCGCATCGACGTCCATTGTGTCCACGCGGCAATCAAACATAACCCCCATACATCCCGGAACAAGCAAATTGCCAAGATTGGCAAGCTTTTCAATGATATCCAATGGAGCATCCCCGGCTACTTCCTGGAGTGCGTAGGAAGTGTAGTTAAGCCGCTCAGCGAGGTCAGAAGTCGCGGGGAAGACCCACTCATTGAGCGTCAAGGAGGTGGCTGCGAGCGTATTCTGTTCCCCAGCAGTACGCGTTCCCCATTGGCCCATTGAACCAGGATTGAGGACGGGCACGCTCACACCGGCAGGGGTGACGACATTTGTCGCATTTGTGGCAACTGCAGTCGCAAAATTGAAGTTGGTAAAAGCGGACATTGTTGGATAATGCAGTGAAACCGTGTTTTAGCTGGTGGAAGATTCTTTAATATATGACTCTTGGTCAAATTCTTTTGGCGACTCGGGAGGCGATGCGCGTGTTTGTATGTCTTTTACATGTTTTATAATG